GAGTGCATCCCTAGCTTTCGCATCAGAGAAACCGTAGAAAGATTTTATACATGCTATATCATCACTTTTTTCAGGCTTTATCCACTTATTGAAAGGCCTTTTCTTAGCCCTGATAGTATTTAGTAAATAATCATTCTGTAACTTTTTATCCAGTTGGTGTCTACGATTCATTTCATTGGCATACAATACACAGTCTTTATGATATGACAGTGCTCGGTTGACCATGAAAGGAACGTATTCAGCCTCAGTAGGTTCATCAACGATCAGTTGTTTCTTACCTTGCAGGATTTGATTTGCGAATTCAAATGGATTACTCATTTTCTGTAAATCTCTGTTATATCACTACTCTTGGCATTTCCGATATCGTTTTGCAACGCAGGACGTTTACTACTAACTACAGCACAAGATTCCCATTTATTATAATTCATTTTTGTATGAGCGACAAGCACATCATCAAACATATTCCGTCCCGCAACTTTGCCTACATTCCAACAACTGACACCGCCATCATTTAACAGAAGTAAACTTTTATGGATCAATGGCTCCAAAAATACAGTATTCCAATTATCATAGTTGGATGTATTTTTAATGGACTGCGTATCTTCATGAGTGTAAACTTCCAAATCAAAATACGGAGGGCTTGTTAGCACCATATCAACATTAGGCAAAGAGTATTCTTCCATTTTCATTGCGTCATCACAAATCAATCTAACCCTGTTCTCAATTCCCAGAAATACAGACAATTTTGCAAGATTTTCATATGTTTTTGTGTTTGGTTCAAAAGCGATGTACTCAGCGCCAGATGCAACAACACCCAACATTCTTCCACCCCATCCAGCACAGGGATCAAAAACAATTTTTGGTTGATATTTCATACACAATAATTTAGCCATTTGTGGACGAAACATGGTACTCTTAGTCATGCCACAACAAAAATAAATTCCTCTCCTCAATTCCGACAGATATGGTGTACTATGGCTCTTTCTATTCCATCTCAAAATTTTCTCAAGATTATTTTTTGTCCAAAGATTGGTGAAACTTTTTCCCTTGTTATTTTCAATGTCGTAGAAATTAGGAAAGAAGTTCTCACATAATTTCATGCCGATTCGTGAAGTTGAATTTATGTAATCCTCATTCGTCTTCCACTTGCATAGATTGTTCCAATCAGTTTTTAGCTGTTGATTCGTATACTGCGTAATGTACTCAACGTTTTGCAATTGTGTAGCGAGTTCAGGAAGAATACGTTCAAATTCAACATCACTTAGATTTCGTGTAGAATTTCTAACGTTCAAAAAATCTTTAATGTTTACATCCATAATTCAATTCCTATTTTCTTCACGCCGTCATTCAACCACGTATCCATTCCTTGCAGAATTCCAGAATCTTCCAGAAAAGAGTAATTACTGGCAAACATATAATCATCATTTTTTCCGGACTCACCACCTTGTTGATGTTTGAATATGCGCTTATTTGAATTGATGTTTGCCATAAAATCTTCTTTGTAGATCCAATTCATGCGAAAATGATTGTCTGGATTTACACCAAGTAATATAAGTCTTTCCCAATCTTTGTGACAAGCGAGATGGTTAAATGTAAAATAATCTTTTCTTCTACTAAGACTAAATTTTATTTCTGTGTTGTATCCATCAATAATTCTATCGTGTCCAATATTAGTCCTCGGACAAACATCACTACAACGTTTTTCCATAATCTTAGATACTAGAATTTCTCCGAAAGCACCCATTTGAGTGCCTGATAAATGCAAATATCCCTCATATAGGGTTCCCAACCAAGGATCAAAAGTTTTTTCTTTTACATAATTTTGAAGAGTACCATCTTCAAAGAAAATATCAAAAGAAGTCATGCTAACATCCTAATCAAACCGATAGTGTCAATGGCAGTAAGCAAGAGGTAGTTAGCCAACATGCCAAAAGATTTGCGAGTAAAAGCAGCCCAAGCATAGAGGCTACACCCGATAATCCAAATAGGGTAAAGAGCAAGTAGGGGCGGATTCGGGACTGTAAGAGCCATGGTAATGCTACAGCCAATTGAAATAGCCCAAGCAAGCAACTCAACGCCAAAACGAAAAGGATGAGAGTCGAGATCATGTTTTATCCACTCAATTGTTGGTTTGAAGATTTTGATCATTTGAATTCTACACCAACCATCAACTCAGTCAGACATGCTACAGTGTTGATTTCAGCATCGGCAACGAATGCATGTTTATACTGGTAGTCTGCAAGAATGATGACAGCTTGAGGAATACTCTGTGGCTGCAATACATCATACATTCCATCATAGAGTTTACGATACAGTGTAGCAGGATCAATATCGGTTGATGCAACCCACTTACGCAATGCACCAAAGTCTTTGTCTTTCAAAAACTTGATGACTTCACTCATGCTTACGTCACCAACTTGCGACAGAATACCAACGTCAATAGTCTTATCTACGTTGGATGAATATCTCTGCAACTCATTCAGTACACGGCGAAAGTCTGGAAAGTGTTTCTTCACGACCTCAGCAATTACTTTAGGATCAAACTTGACATTTTCCTCAGCAAGAATACCAGAGACTCGCTTGAAGAATTGACCAGCCATTCCAGTTTTCTCTGGAGCTTTCAGAGTGAAGTCAACAACTGCACAGCGACTGTGTAGTGGGTCAATGATCTTGTTTTTGAAATTGCATGTGAAGATGAATGAGCAGTTAGATGCAAACTCTTCAATCACATTTCGGAACGCAGCCTGTGCGTTTGGTGAAAGATAATCAGCCTCATCAACGATAATGACTTTTCGCCCACCAGTGAATGACATGGTAGAAGCAAAGTCTTTGATCTTGCTTCGTACCATATCAACACCAGTTTCATCTGAGCCGTTGATAACCAGATAGTCTGCATCAACCTCATTACACATCGCCTTAGCAACAGTAGTTTTACCAACACCTGCGCCACCATGTAGCAACAGATTTGGGATTTCATTCTTGTTGACGTACTCCTGAAAAGGAGCTTTCAGACGATCAGGAAGAATACACTCAGCAATAGTTTTAGGACGATACCGTTCCGTCCACAAAAGATGTTCCATAATACCTCATAATAAAAAATAAATCAATTTGAATGGAACAATCAGGCTTCGCTGTTTGAACCAATCTCAGTTGCGATCCAATACTGAATCTGCTTTGCGGTATTCTTGAAACTTGCGATACCCTTGAATGAGATAGACACATCGTATGTGCCAGGAATCATTTTCAAGTTTTCTGTTTTGAACAGCATGGTATATCGCTTACCGTTTCCGTTACCAACATCAAGTTGATTTGTGTGTGCCGATGTATTCTTATTGTCCAATGCATGTATAAAGATTTTTGATCCATCAGACTTGACAGCAACGTGTGGCGTGGCAAGACGACCAGATGCTTTTACAATGTGTTCCAAATCTTCCTGTGACAACTGAAATGATACATCAGGTGCAGGCATAGTAACGCCTTTTTCTGGTGCATTCTTGATGTTGCTTGCATCACAAATGCGATACACTGTTTTGCTCCGACCAGATGCGGCTGAGACAACAACAGACTTGGTAGATTCATCAAACTCAAGTTGAGAATTCTCACCCTCAAGATCAAGTGCTGACAAGAAACGATTCAAGTCAAAGATGCCAAAATCGTTGGGAATGCTTTCACCGATTGTAGTCTCAGCGAGAACCTGTTTCTGTGCGTCACATGTACGCAAAACATTTCCTTGACGAAAGACAATTCCATCATTGATGTTTGCAAAATTCTTCAAAATACTCAGTGTGTCTTTAGATAGCTTCATAATATACTCCAATAAAAAATCAATTGTACAACATTCATTCTGCTTTGTCAACAGAATATTTCACATCATGCTCATACAGAAAATATAAACAACATGCGGCATGAGCGATGTGATGAATACCAGATTCTTTGTCCAGTTTTTCACCTTGTTTCCAAGCCCACAGATGACGTTGCATGGCGGCAAAGTATCTGCGTTTAGATTCGGGTACTTTTTGCCAGTTGTCTGGCTCATACTTCTGTGCGCCGAACGTCAGAACCTTTACCATTTCCTCTAATGCTAATGGCGGTATCAAATCGTAACGCAACTTATCGCCATCAAATTTACGACCAGGTGTCGGTCCTGGTGTTGAATCAGTTACACTCACATGGACAATTTCATCATCAGTAAAATTAGGCATCACAGTCTTCCAGTTAGCTCGGCGATCTTGGCCATATTACCAGTGAATGGATATGTACCGATGTGTTGTGTTTTCATCCATGGGCATAGGAAGATTTTACCACCAATTTTGCGCCACAGTTGGCAGAACATGTAGTCCTCAGATAGATACCGATCAGAGCCACCACCAGTTGCACTATCTTTGGTATCAATGATTGTGTCAAAGTATGCATGGATATATCGTGAGCCATCAAAGTTGGCTTGACCAACGTGATCGGGCTTGTATCGCAATTGTGGGAATGCTTTTTCTAGTTGCGGGAATACTTCACGCTTGATCATCATGTAGCCTGTGCCAATTTCCATAACTTCAAGTGGCTCAGTGACTGAGAATTGTTGAGTGCCTTTAACAACGTTGAAAACATAATCGCCGACAAGTGCTTCCAACTCATGCGGAGGCAATTCAGGATGCTTTCGTGCAGCCAGTGCAACGTTTGACCAGTTGATTGATTTCTTTGGATATGGTCCACCGATAACATCTTTATCTAGTGCCAACATAGCAATTACATCCTGTGGACTGTAATGTATGTCAGAATCAATGAATAGCATATGCGTACAATCAGAACGCAAGAATTCATCGACCAAATAATTTCGTGCGCGAGTGATTAGTGACTCATTGAATAGGAAGGAGAATCGTGTTTCAACTCCATATTTGGACATGAGTCCCTGTAAATCTAAACTCGCTTTGATATACATGCCATGGGCCATGCCTCCATACATCGGAGTGGCAATGAACAGTTTGTTCTTTTTCAATTCTTCAATTTTGACTTTGATTTCCATAATGTTTCCATAAATAAAGGGAGTGATACAGTATATATCACTCCCTTGATCAGATTTTGTTGATCAATCAGGCAAAAGTGGCAACACGCTTTGTTTTTGTTTGAGTGGCCAACATGCGCTTAGTTGGCTTACCCAAACGATAGAAACTGATCTTGCGACCATCTTCCAGAGTTTTGGTGTTGGTGTAGATAGCATGACCTTCTTTGCGCAACTCATTGATCCGTGCGGCGACATTGGCAACACCAAATCGTACACGGGCTTGTGCGGTAGTAAAGGTATTGTATCCTTCGGTTTTGCTCAGAGCAAGCAACATTTTCTGTTTTACGTTCATAAGAACTCCATAATAAAATCACACTTTGATATATGAGAGGTGATTAAAATCTCATAACGCTATGATAGCATAACGCCCAGAGTAAATCAATACTCTAGGCGGTAAACATGTACTAATTAGAAAGGAATTTCTTCATCGGCGGGAATTGGCACTGATTTAGGAACAGCTTGTTCATCCGCTGGCAATTTGGCTTTTGTAGCCTCAACATCCAGTTTAGTGTACAGATCAAGGAAGGATGTTTTGGTATCAATATCAAAACGATTCAGACACAAGCCAACAGCCTTCAAACGATCACCATGCACACCATAAGTTTTGCAGATGTGCACCAGACGGCGAGTGGAGATAATTTCGTCCACACCACCTTCAGCAAAGGTCTTCCGTGTGATATCAGCCCAAGTCACCAACAAGTCGGCGAATTCATTATCTCCACGACCGAATGCAGCCATTTCCTTACGCACAATTTTCTTTTCAACTGCGGTAGGTGGATATTCTTGTTCATACGTATTCAAGAAACGCTCAAGGAAGGCTTCGTTCAAAACGTTGGTGAACATATAACGACCATCATCGGAGCCTTTACCTTTTGTGTTAGCCGTAGCAACAACGGTAAAGCCT